TGTAGTTCTAAACTCTTTATATGAAAGTCTATCAGCTTCTTTATAATTAACTCTATTATTGTAGTTACAATATACTGAACCTATTTTAGATATAGGTAAGGAGTTTGATGGATATACCCAAGCGTTTTTACCCGCGTTATAAACAAACTCAGTTGTTATTAATTTAAACGGATCTAACCTAGCATCTTGAACATCGAATAAATTATAAAACTCAGTGTCGTTTTGCTGGTTAGTTTGATTTAATCTATTAGCTTGGTTACCATCTGGAAAATATGAATTAAATATTTCCAGTTGTACTTGATTAGCAATATTGTTAAATTCTTGAGGTGTTATATAACCTCTCTGCTCTTTGTTCAATATTAAAAGAACGGTTTGATATACAGTATTTACGTTTATTGCCATAGTTATTTTAATTATAATATCAGGGGTAGCATGACACTACCCCTTATATTATCACTTGTTTATAATCGTTTTTCTATAGATTTATAAACTTCTACACCTTCATCAGTTTTAAACCACGAGGCTAATGCTGAATATGGGTTTTCATCAAATGGTACTGTCATTAATTTTCTATCATTTGAACCCCAGTGAAAAGTTCTTTGATCTTGAGATAGTTTGATTATGTTATTTTCAACTGCTTTGATACCAAAGTTTCTAAGCTCAACATTTTCATCATTAGCAAGATTTAAAAATAAAGCTGGTTTAGTTTTAGCAAATATAAGTAAATCTCTTTTTAATTCTTTTGATTTCATTGTTGATACTGAACTTCCTTTTTCAACTCTTAATATAGCTTCAGCTTGATCAATATCCATATTGTAAGCTGCATTTAAAGCTGCAATTTCTAATTCTAATGTATCTAATTCGTCTTCTGCAATAACAACAGAATCAAACTCATAATATTTTTTATCTTTTAACGGGTGATATAAACTTAATAGTTTTTGTAGTATTTGATTTTCTTCAGGAACACTTAATACTCCATCTCTAAAAGTTATATGCCCAAGAGTAGCTTCTCCTTTTTGTTCATCTACAAAAGGTGAATTCATATTAGTAGCATACCTTAATTCTCTTTGTTCTTTTTTATCTTTGTCAAACCAAAGAAGTGGAGATTTTCTTGTATGCTTACTAGGTATAGTCAATGTCAATGGTGACTTATTACCTTTAACTACATAAGTTCTAGGTTTTATTTCCCATTGATCTTTTTTTACTTTTTGTTTTGGTGGAGCAACCTTTATTGGTTCTTCAACAGCCACCTCTGCTTTTTCTTTTTTTGCCATAATATAATATAATTAAATAGTTAAAAAGGTAGTAGGGCGCCGAAGCGCCCATTACCTTTAAAGTATTACGCTCCTTTAAATAACACGAAGTTATTAGCAGCTTGTACAACTAAACATCTTTCAGACAAGAAGTTTACAGTCATAGCATCTAGATCGCTAGTGAAAGCTCCACCAACAGAACCAGTTAACCAAGACTTCATACGTCTGTCATCAGCTTGAGACGCACGGTATCTTACGTGTAAGAAAGGACGTCTAATGTTAGTTCCAAGAATTTGATCGTAAACTGTAGAAGTACCAGCTGGTACTAAAACACCTTCAATTGAAGCAGGTCCTGAGATAGCACCACGCGTTGAAGCATCGTTTAAGTATTTCCAGTCTGTTTTGTAGAAATCATAAGAACCTCTACGGAAACCGCTGAACCCTAAGTTCAATGCCATTTCTTCTGAGTTTTCAAACAATCCAAAAGCAGTACCACCTTGAGCACCAGAAGAAATTTGAGCTAGCATGTCATCAAACTCTAAGTTTGTATTTCTGTTTAAGAATAGCATGTTTTCTTCAATAGCTCCTTGAGTATCTAAGTTTCTAAGAATATCATCAAAGTCACCGATACCAGTAGCAGCTGAGAAACCAACTTGTACGTTACCACGATCTTCAACAGCAGCAAACAAACCTTCTGTACCAGTTACACCAGCAATAGTAGAACCAGCAACAGCATCAACTTGCTCACCTTCAACAACTGACATTTCTAAGTAATCTTCAAAACGTAGTCTTGTTTCAGACTCAGCTTTTAGATACCATAAATATCCAGAAGTACCATCTTCAGTAGCAACTTCTACCATCAGAACCATTGATAGAATAAGAACTACGAATAATGATAGGTTTGTTAGAAAATTGTGTAAAGTCAGGAGTGATAGTAGCGATAGGATAATCGTTTCCAGTTACACCAACAGCATTAGCAGATGGAGCAATCGTAGTGTTAGTTCCTTTTGGATATTCAGAACCATAAACGAAGATTTTTACGTTACCAACAAGTCCTTCAGTAGCTAAATCAGCTGACCCGTAAGGTAGCACGTTAAGTACACCAGTACCACCAAGAGCAGCAGTTCTTAAGTCAGAGTCAACAACTAAACACTTTGATTCGTTACCAAAGTCATCTAACACAACGATAGTTTGTTGTGGAGAAATTACGTTGCTTACATCTGCAGCTACAGGAATAGTAATAGTGTTTGCAGCACCGCCGTTAAGACAGTTATCATAAGCTACATGTAGTCTGTTTTGTTCAGACCAAATTACTTGATCAGATGTCATAGGTAGTTCAGCACCGACCATACGTAAGAATCCAGATAACGTACGGTTTCCGTAACGCTCTACTTCTTGTTCGTATAGTTCAGGTAAATACTGCTGAGAAAAGTCTCTACCAGCACCAGTATCAAATTGTAAATAGTTGCTCGCAAGAGTTTGTTGTATCTGCGATGGAACTATATCACCAAATGTTGGGTTTAAAGCCATAATTTGAAATTTTTAATTAGTTAAATTTTTTCTTTTTTATTTTTAGTTTAGACGAATCCAAGCCACTAATTGATCTTACTTTCAAACCATTGATAAATACGTTTCCATCGGCAACTTGCCTAGGTTTATCTGTCAAGTTTTTAGAAGAATCAACAACACCTTTTATGCCGTCAGCTCTTCCTTGTTCGTAAAAATGATTAGCGATTTTATCCGCATTCATGGCAGCATACATAGCCTTGTGATATCCTGAAGGATCTGTAACTTTACCTTTGTCGTCTACAAATTTTCTAATAAAATTATTTATATCAGATTGTTGTTGACCAACTTGAGTTGGGTTAGCAATTTTATACCTAAACTTTTTTTCACCTAAACTAAAATCAAAACCTTTGAATTCGTCATTGAAAATTTTGTTAGTAGTATCTTTAAAATCCTCTTGATATTTTTTAGCCGCTTCTTGCTGCTCATTATATCTATTGAAAAAGTCCACTGCTTTCTGCTGATCTTGAGTAACACCAGGTCTCAACTTGATTTCCTGATAGTATTTACTCTTCATAGCTTCAAGCTCTTTGCGGGCTTTTGCAACTTCTTCTTTAAAAGCCAATTTCTTCTTTTTAATATCTCTTGGCTCATCTAATTCCTCATCATATTTAAATTGATCTTCCATTAAGAAATTAATCTCTTCTTGATTTAAATGAGGTTTAGTTTGTTTATAATATTCATTAAGTAAAACTTGCTCGTTAACTTGTGAATAGTCATGATTAAGTCTTACATAATCTTCCATTGTACCACCTGTTTCATTCATGAAATCCACAAGTGATTGTATGTTTTCAGGTAATGGTTTACCTTGTTTTACTTGTTCTTTAACAGCTTCTTCAGCTTCTTCATAAAGCTCCATGGTTTTTTCATCGAGCTCATCTTCTGTTATTTCTTGTAAAGGAGATTCTAATTCTTTTTCGGTTTCCCGTACTTCTTTAACCACTCCTTGGCTGTCGCCACTGTCTTTGGGTTTTTCGACAACAGCATTGCTACCATCTGTCTCTTGTGCTTGAACGGCATCTTCTTGTTTTTTTTCTGTTAAATCTACTTTAACCACATCAGGTACAACTTCACCTTGTGCCTCTGGTTTTGTTAAATCAACCTTTACAGGTTCTTGTTTAGAACTATCAACTAGTTTCTTTGGTTTTGTTTTCTTACCTTTTAAAGAAAACTCACCTTCTTGTTTGACCTCTACGGCCGCATTTTCTTCTGCCATAATATAATATTATAAAATTAAAAAAATTATCTAGGTGCAAAAGCTTCTAAGCCAAAGTCACCTAAATTATCGTTAGTGGATTCAAAATCAATGGGTGTACCATCGTTTTGTCTTTGCTGTATCATTTGTGATTGTTGTGTACCAATAATACGAGCTCTTTTATCTTTTCTATCCTCTATTTCTTTTTCTCTAGCTGTATCTTTATTAACTCTTTCAGCAGCTAACTGCATATTATAGTTAAATTCTTCAGCCATTAATTCTTTCTTTATTTGAGCTTCTGCTCTTAGTTTTTCTATTTCAAATTGCATCTTAGCTTGTTCTAAGCTTACCTTTTGATTAGTTAAAACTTCTTGTTTTTGTGTTTCAGCTAAAGCTGTTTGTTCTGCTAGTTTGGCATTAGCTTGCGCTTGAGCCGCGATGTTAGCTTGCTGCGCCTTTTGATCTTTTTCAGCTTTTAATCTACGCTTTTGTTTAAGCATTTGATTTGCTAACTTAATGTTTCTTATTTGTCTAATGTCTATAGCATCTTCTAAATCTATACCACCGGACTGTAAAGCTATTTGTATGTTTTGCTCTAACTTAGCTTTTTCTTCTTCATCTGGTTCTAAATCTAAGAATATACCAAAATCATGTAAGTTTAAGTTTGCAACTTCTTTCAGTGTGTTTACATTAAACGTACTAATACTATTCATTAAAGCGTTAGCTGTTAAAGGGAAGTTTAATACGTCTACTATTTTCTTAGATATGTTTTCACAAAGTCTAAGAGTTAAATATAAACTAGCATTATTAATATGTTTAGTAGCTATATTTGATTGCTGTGCTGCAATTTTTTGTAAGCCAACTAATGTATCTTTATCAGGTAGCGTTCCATCTCTAGCTTCATTAAGACCCGTCACGTCACGGATCATTTGCACATAATAATTATACGTACTTATTAGAGAAGCTATTTTAGCTTGACCAGACGATGTTGAAAGTTCCTGAACAGGTACTTTACCGGCGTTCATTGTTCCGTCTTGCGTAAGTGATCTACCAACTACAGAACCAGTTTGAAAATACATGTTTAATGCTTCAGCAGGATTATAATTAGTACCATTACCAAGATCCACTTCAGCAAGTCCGTCCATATCTAAGAACACGCCATCTGGAACTGTTCTAGCTATAACTTGTTGTAGTTTTAAATGAGTTAATTGAACCATATCAGCAAAACCTATAGTCTTACTAATTAAAGATTCAATACGACCTTTATACATACGCGGTGCACATATAGCATAATTCATTTCAACTTTCGTTGTGTCTGCCATTGGTCGAGTCATGTTCTGTGCCATTTCCCACTTAAGCATCATATCAGTTCCTAAAACTTTAACACCTTCGAATAAAACTTCTACACTTCTAAATACTCTATCAAAATTATCATTTTCAGGTGGATTAAACGTGTCAGGTTTTTCTAGTATTTTTTCTAAACCTTGATCTGTTTGTTTTAGTTTAAACACTTGATCCATATAAGTTTTGTATTCAAAATATAAAACTTGTACAGTGTTTTCATCATAAGCACCCCAACCATATATATAATTGTTATTACTATATGACTTTTGTATTTTATCTAACTCATCATCAGATATATTAGGAAATTGTTTTTTAATTTCAGCAACAGTCATTGCTTTAACTTCACCTACATAATATACATCTTCAAAGTTAGGGTCTTCAGTATATGAATAAACCATATACGCTGGGTCAACGTAATCTAATGTAATACCGTTGCTAGTATTAAAATTTGTTTTAGCAGCAGCAATACCAAGCGTAACTAAATCATAGTTTAACCTGCGTTGTAGTAGGTTAAATTTATTTTTATCTAGTACTTGATTGATAGCTTCTTCTTCAGCTATTTCTATAGATTGTTTATATGTAAGTTGCAAATGCAACTCCATTTCTTCTATAGTTTTAGGTAGATTATCTTCACTTATATTTGTGTTAGAAATATCTTGACCTGTTGTTTGCTTAACTTGATTTATAATATCTTGACCAAATATATCTTGAGCTAAACCATTTGCATATTCAGTTCTTTTCTTTATTGATTCAGGATCTTGAGCAAAAGCTTTTATATCATAATCTTTGTTTGATATACCGTTAACTAGTATGTCTACAAATTTTGATAATATAGGTACGGGTTTCCAGTCTAGGTTTAAATAGCTTAAGTCACCGTTAATTGATAACTCGTCTTTATATTTTTGTACAGGTTGTTCACCTCTTGCATATAATCTACGAGTATGGTAGTTGTTAAAGGTAGTTAAATACCTATTGCCGTTTGTTCTACCCTGTGCAAACCATTCTGATTGAATAGCGTCAGCAACTTGTTTACCATACTTTAAGCTCATTTTTTCCTCCAAAGGTACCACCTGATTGGGAAATGCGCTATTAGCATTATAATTTATATTCATTTATCTTATAATTTTAGAAACACTACCAGTGTTATCGTATCTTTTAATTCCTAAATCATATGATACTAATTGTCTTTTTGGAACTGGTCTATATCTATGCTTGTTGCAAGCCATAATAGCTAAACCAGAACTAATAGAAGCATCATGCTTTGTTCTGTTATTTATATTAAATCTACTCCAATCATTCAGAGTTCTTTGAAAATACATATCACCGTATTTATCATTATTAAAACCTACAAAATTTTCTATGTAAGTTTCAATAGCAGCAGCATGTGCTTGCTTAATATCTTCACTAGAGTTAGGTATACCGCCTATTTCTTTTTCTGTAACAGATAATTTATTATATATTTTATCTGGTCTATTCATTGAATAACCTCTGTAACCTCTTCTTTTAAAATGATATAAAAGTCTAGGTTTATTATTTTCCGCTAATAAAGGCATGCCATAAAACACACACGCCATCAATACATCTTCAAAAAATATTTCAGCAGTTTGAGGTCTAGCTATATATTCTAAAAAGAAATGGTTAGGTGGAACATCTAACATACTAAACTTTGTAAGCCCGTGTAAAGATCCGTTTGATCCTCTACTGTCTACAGTTCCTGATATGTCATAACTATCACAACCAAAAGCTCCAAGATCTTCATTACCTGGATATTTTATTCCATTCTTTAATATTACACGATTTTGTAGATTTTCAGGTGGAACCCAGCTAACTAAAAATCTTCCGCTATTATTTGGAACAAAAATAACTTGAGTATCTTTAGTCCCGTTAGCCCATTGAAAACTTCCTTTTGTTATTAAATTGCTATGTTTTAAATCACCATTAAAATCAATTTGCTCGTATATTTTAGTCAAATTAAATAACGACTGTTTGGCTTCATCTCTAAACGCGTGTTCTTCAGTTCTTGGGAATTGTCGATAAAATTCGTTTAAAGCATCTTGATCGCCCTTTAAACCATCAACTTCATTTTGCCAATAATCTATAACACCTAAATCTATTATATCGCCGTGTGGACCTAAAACTTCTTTTTGCGGTGTGTCGAATACAGGTAAGCCATAAGAATCAATGTACCCTTCGTAGTTCCATTCCATAGGTATGAACAAAGAATATAGTCCTGAGCGAGTTTGTCCATTGCGGTTTCTTTTCGTAACGTCTGAGTCATAGTAGATTTTTTTAAAGTTTTCACCACCTTTATCTAAAGCGTTACAAGTGCTACCCATCATACACTTGCCAATAATTCTACTACCTAATCTTAACGTCGTCTTTGTGACCCTCCAGTTGTTGAGGATGTTGTTCGGCTTTTCCCACTTGCCGCTCTCGTCGTGGACAAGTAGTTTGAGTTTCTCACCATCGTACGAGTTGTCCCCTGTGTTTTTCCAGTCAATCGTGGTGTCCAAACCTTGTAATTCTTCTTGCGGTTCGTTTGCGAGTATCTTACGCCTTGTGAACTTACTGGCTGGTACTCTGTACGCAAGCTCGGTCTTTGGTCGGTCCATACCGTCCTGTATCGGCTTGAAAAAGAACGGGTAATTAACGGATATTGGTACCACCTTGTCTGTAAACATAGTCTTGGCATCAGGTCCAGACTTCGATAAAATACCATACCTTGAGTCAGAGGATATGGTCGCCAAATTAACGACCTCTCCACTTGCCATGAATGAAAACCCAGAACGTCTGTTTTTAAGATAGCACATCCCATAACATCGTTGATCGGCTTTACAAGCTTCCCAGAATATAAAGAATAATCTGTTTGCTTCCCTATAGTCTGGTTTCCCAACATCAATCTTGGACCACTGCAGGTACATATAGTGAGTACCAGTAATGTAAGTAGCCATATCCTTATTATAGAACCAAAAGCCTTCTTCTCTGCGAGTAAATTCTTGATCGATGTAATCATACCACTTTTCTTTGAACTCTATAGGATAATTTTCCCAGTCAAATATTGTTTTTATTTTCTTTAATTGATCTGGTATCTCGGTGTATTGCCACTTATTAGATTCAAACTTTACAACATTTTTTTGCTTTGGTAAAGCTATTTTTAAACCTTGTATTTCTATTATTTGATCTATCTGACCTGTTTTACTAATTACAACAACATCGTGATCTTTGTTATACCCATACTCCCATTTTTTATACCTATTATTCTTTTTTATGATATTAGGCTTGATATGGTTATCTATTATTTTATATAAATTTTGAGTATACATTATTTAGATCTTCCCTCTGCAAAACCTTTAAAAGTTCTTTCTTTAACTTCTTTAGGTTTTTCATTCAACATATCCTCTTCTTCTTGTATTCTTTGAAGTATTTCAAATGCATCAAATATAGCAAGTTTCTTTGTAGCAGCAGCGTTCTTTAATCTATCAGCAGATATATCATCATCACTATCAACTATAGGTTCTTTAGCAACCTTTATAAGCTCATCAACCGCTTTCTGCCCAGCGTGGATTATACTCTGCTTGGTTTTCTTTATGTCCATGTTCCAATAAAATATCATTTGATTTCATACAATATAAACGCATATCGTCTATATTAAATTCCCATTCAGATCCTGCTTTAAATGTAACAACACATCCTGGAGTTATTCCTAGCTCTTCTAACGAGCTATTACCTATTTTTAATATCCCAATATTGTTTTGCTCTTTATTGTTTGATAGAGAGTTAGAATTTTTAATAGGTAAAATAAAGCATCTACTGTTTAAGGATTTCCAGTTTTTATTTCTTTTATATAAATAAACTTGGTCAACAGAAGCAAAATACAAACCATCTTTAAAATAAGAACGTCCGTTACTTTGCCTGCCTTGCATATTGTAGTATCTTCTAAATATATTTTGGTGAACTACAACTATATCACCTTTTTTTACAGGTGTCGCTATAGCCAATGGTGTTTCTATTACTTCAGCAAATCTATTTACAAATTTCCAGTTTTCAACTTTAGTATTAACAACTAAGTTTACATCACCTATTTTTTTAGTATTAGAATATCTTTCACCTAATGGCTTTATAATAAAGTCATATACGCTTTTCATTAGTACTGTAGATCATACTCTATAGATATTGCCATATTAGAATTAAACTTCTTCCAAGGCAATACCTCGTTATTCTTTTTAATAAATATGTTATATGATAAATCTACATCTTCAAATAAAATATGAGATATAATATGACCACCATATACCTCTTGACCTACAGAATAATGCATAGCGTCATTTTTATAATCAGCACCTATACTGATTTTTCTTATGACATTGTCCATTACTCTTTAGTTTCTTCTAGTTTAGTATATGATCCGTCTGTTAGATCTATATTTATTTGACCGTATTTAGCTTCTAACTCTTTTTTAGTTAACTCAATAGTTTCGTTAACTGTAGCTATCTTATGAAGCGCACTGTGTTTTTGACTTTCAAAAGAGCCAATTGATAATAACAAGTCGTTGATTTGTTTTTGTTGTTCAACAACCTTCTCTAATTCTTTTTCTGTAATTTTATTTACTGACATTTTAATTTAATTTAATTTAATTATTTATTTGATTGCATGGACTTTGCTTTCTCCCAGCTACGACCTACAAAATAGGCGCCATACACTGTAACTAAAAGGGTTTGGAATATTGGTATATATTCATCGGCAATTTTAAACTCACCTATATTACCATCAAAAAAAGCGCAAGCAGTAAATATAATCGTTAAATATACCAATACCATTGGTCGTATATTTTTAGATAACTTACTATCAGATGCCATGTCGGCTTTCCACCGGGCTGTAACCTGCTCTTGCGCCTCCTTGTCGGCTTTCTCAAGAATTTCAGTTATTAGCCTTTGTGCTTCTAACTTTTCTTCTTTGGTAGTAGTTAGTTTATCGATAACGTCACCAACCTCTTTGATGACGTTACCAGTTAACCATTGCCAAATTTTTTTCATTAACGTCTAGTTAAAGAAGGTTTCTTTTATTGCTGGAAATAAACCTTTATCTCTAATAGCTTGCTCAAATCTTTGATTTATACCTTGCTGTGTCGACTTAGCTCTTGCTGCTTGTTCATCAGATCTGTAAGTACCTGCTTTAAATTTATCTAAAGCACGTGTAAACATATTTCCATCTTGGTTTTCATCTCCCATTATAGTGTCACCACCAAAAATTCCAGAAGTATTTTTCTTTTTATCATCACCATCATTATGAGGTCCACCATGTTTAGCAGCTCCTATATATTTAGGCGCTCCATTCATGTACATACCAGCTCCATCGTAATATTTAGAAGCTGAATCTCCATGAGCCATTTTAGCGGCTGTCATATCACCCATTTTTCCTGGTGACATTCTTTCTTTTCCAAATTTTTGTTTATAACCCATTTTTGCAGAGCTATCTTCGATTTTTTTTAGTTTTTCTGCAGGAACTTTATAACTATAACCGTCCATGCCTTTTCCTTTTTTTGCCATTTTTATTTTGCTTTTATTTCGTTTTTATAAGCAGGCCCTTCCCATGGGCCTTTGCCTTCTAAAAACAATTGTTTTGGATATTTTTTTCCTTTAAAATATATGTGATTGTCGTCCCATGTAAAACCATCGTTATGTATTTGATTAACGTGAGTTTGTTCATGAGAATGTGTTTCTTTTCGCATAGCCGGCGACAAGTCCTTGTCCATTATAATTACACCGTTTTTAAGAGTTCTACCTACGGCTGGATCGCCTTTCATGTCTCTCTCGTATACTGGTGCAACGCTTGTAGGGTAAAATGGTTTTATTTTTATCCCACTCATAATTTATAAGGAAATTTTTTATTAAACCACTCTTGTCTATTATTACAACCACAGGGGATATTAAGACCCTTAGACACAGTATCAACTACGTGTTTAATGCCTGTTTTCTTGGTAAACCCAGCTATAGTGTCTCCTAATCCCCTTGGTTTCATAATTATGCAAATGCTGTCCAGACTACTGAATCAATTCCGCCAAAGTTATTTGGAACTTCTACTACTCTACCACCTGGATTTGCAGTCAATGCGGCGTTTATACCATCTCTTAACTTGTTAGAGTCTGCATCTGTTCCCGTGTTTGTTACAATAGTTAAAATTTTTGAACCACCACCAGATACTTCAGGTGTTGGTGTCATGTAAACTAATACTTGACCCGATCCAAAATCTGTTTGCACATACTGAATGTGATCTGCGTTTAAAATAATTTTCCCGCCCCATGAAGCGAGAGCTCCGTTAATAGCTATTCTTTGTGACATAATTTTTGTGTTTTAGTCGTTAATATTTATTTAGGTTTTTACAGTCCTAATCTGTTATTTTATATACAATGTTTACCTGGTCCTTTAACTTTAGATCCATCTGCATTTAAAACACCTGCACCTATTAAAAAATCTTTTTTAGTAACATCTCCGCTACCATCTAAATCTTCTAGTTTACCAGGCCCATGATGATCTTTGTCGTATTTCATATCTTCTTCTAAAGCAACTATATGAGCAGCGTCGTCGCGCTCTGTCGCTTTGTAATTGCGCGCATCTACTCTGGTGTGAGCGCAGCATCTAGCATTACCAGTGTAATGCCCGTAGTGTCCTTGTTCGTGTATTGCCATAATTATTGTATTTTTACTAGCCAAAGCATTGGCTCATTGAAGAATGCGTTACTATTTACTGGAAATCCTTGTGTTCCAGATCCACCTGTTGCGCCAGTGTGAAAGCCAACAATTTTAAAATAATCACCAGCATTTAAATCCATAAATCCACCACCTGTTACGTTTGCCTCACCATTAGTAGAAGTTGCCACAATAAGATCTTGCAATATACATTGTTTTGTACCAATACCTGGGGCCGCAACATCTGTTGCTGCTGTTATTCTAAAAAACTTAGTACCATCTACAGTCGGTAAACTAGGTTGAATTAAATCAAATGAAGAGTATCTAGCAAAAAATTCATATCTACCAGATTGTAAAACTTGTATAGCCCCTTGATTACCAAAACCACCAGTTACAATCGG